AGACTAGGATGGTTGATAAATAGTATGATGGCGATTCTAGTCTTAATTACATTTATAGTGGTGATATTATGACAGCTAAATTTTTTGAACACAAAACTGTAGATAAAACTAAGAAAGCTAAAAAGAGTAAAAAGGTAGCAGGAGTTATTAAGGACGAAATGGTTGACCCTATACGAAAGTTTATTAAAGAGAGAAACTTAAAAACATTAAAAGATTCGTTACAAAAAGAATATATGAAAACTGTAAAAGATAGGAAAAAGTATGGCATTCAAACTTAGTAACAGAAGTTTAAGAAAACTAGAGGGGGTACACCCTTTACTTGTGGACACAGTAAAAGAAGCCATAAAGGTATCACTTGTGGACTTTGGAGTTATATATGGGGTCAGAGACCTTGCAGAACAAAAAAGATTGTATGAAGCAGGACGCTCACAGACGATGAAATCCAAGCACCTTATACAGGAAGATGGATACTCACACGCTGTAGACTTAATGGCTTTCGATGGCAAGAACCCAAGTTGGGACATCGTGATGTATGATGACATTGCTGACGCTATGATGATGGGAGCTAATCAAACTGGAGCTAAAATTTGTTGGGGCGCAGCATGGCATATAAAAGATATAGCCACATGGGATGGAACTATGGAACAAGCTATGAATGCTTACGTAGATTTACGTAGAAGTCAGAACCGCCGCCCCTTCATTGATGGTCCTCATTTCCAATTGACAACATGACATCAAAGGTTCGAAAAACAAAGAGAGATTCCATGAAAGGAATGTCTGTGAAGAGTGGGGATAAGCGACCCACTTCACAAGGCGCAGGTATGACAGCAAAGGGAGTTGCTAAGTATAGACGCAGAAATCCCGGTTCAAAGCTACAGACAGCAGTTACAGAGAGTAAACCTACAAGCAAAGCTAGAGCAGCAAGAAGAAAGTCCTTTTGTGCTAGAAGTGCAGGACAAATGAAAAAGTTTCCTAAAGCCGCAAAGAATCCTAACAGTAGACTGCGACAGGCAAGAAGAAGGTGGAAGTGTTAACATGGCAAGACAACTAACAGAAAAACAACAGAAACTATTAAATGTTTTATTTGATGAAGCAGGTGGCAATGTTACTATAGCAAAAAAGATTGCAGGGTATGCGGATACATCTAGTACTGCAGACATTGTTAAAGGCTTGAAAGATGAGATACTGGAAGCGACTCAAATGTGGATGGCACGTAACGCACCAAAAGCTGCAATGTCAATGACAGGAGCTTTGTTAGAACCCACAGAGTTAGGCATCAAAGAAAAGATGACAGCAGCAAAAGAAATACTGGACAGAGTTGGTCTAGTAAAAACAGAAAAGATGCAAGTAGAAGCAACAGGTGGTGTAATGCTCATGCCACCAAAAGCACCAACGGAAGAAGATGACTAGAAGTATTGGCAGGTGGAAGCTACCACAACCAACAGATATAAAAGAAGATAACGAGTGGATATCTATACCACGCATTGCCAGAACTATACCTTTCGGTTATGTACAAGATGAGAATGACCCTGACGTTTTAAGACCTGTACCGATTGAATTAGATTTGATAGAAAAAGCACGAACATATGTAAATCAATATTCATATCGACAAGTAGCAAATTGGATATCAAATCAAACAGGACGCTACATATCACATGTAGGATTAAGAAAACGGTTAGAGAATGAGCGACAACGTAAGAACCAAGCTAAAGGCATTCGCCAGTGGGCAGACTATGCGGAAAAGGCAATCGCCAAAGCGAAAGTCCTTGAAGAAGAAAGAACAGGCGCAAGAGCCACAGGTTAAGATAGAAGAAGTTTCACATGAAACAGAATCTATTGAAGAGCATGCGAATGTTTTGTTTAAGCCGAATGAAGGACCTCAAACAGACTTCTTGGCTGCAAGTGAACGAGAAGTTTTGTACGGAGGTTCAGCAGGGGGTGGAAAGTCATACGCAATGTTGGCAGACCCATTACGGTATATGGGACACCCCTCGTTTAGCGGACTTCTACTGCGACACACCACAGAAGAGTTACGAGAACTTATATTTAAAAGTCAAGAACTCTATCCCAAAATATGGAAAGGGATTAAGTGGTCAGAAAGAAAGATGCAGTGGGTAGCACCATCAGGTGCAAGATTGTGGATGTCTTACCTAGATAGAGATGAAGATGTATTACGATATCAAGGTTTGGCATTTAGTTGGATAGGATTTGATGAACTTACTCAATGGGCAACACCATACGCTTGGAACTATATGCGAAGTCGTTTACGTTCTACTGCTCCAGACTTACCCATCTTTATGAGAGCAACAACAAACCCCGGTGGTAGAGGTCACGCTTGGGTTAAGAAAATGTTTATAGACCCCTCGGCATACGGAAAGGCATTTGATGCAACAAATATCGACACAGGAGAAGTATTACGCTATCCCTCTGGACACTCTAAAGCAGGAAAGGCTCTCTTTAAAAGGAAGTTTATACCGGCAAGATTATCCGATAACCCATTCTTATCAAAGTCTGGAGACTATGAAGCAATGCTACTCTCGCTCCCAGAGCAACAAAGAAGACAGTTACTCGA